TACTGCGATCAGGACCAAGGCGCTCATGAGCGAACTGCGCGCGAAATCGTCCGCGCTCAGGTCAAGAATGGCCTCAAACAAAGGCTGCAGATCACCGTCGAAAGTTCCAGCGATCACGCGAAAGCTGACTTCCGTCACGGCATCGCCAAGGGTGTGATCGACGGTTCTGGTTGGTCTGCGCAGCAGATGAAGCAGGGGGCGATAGGCATGCGTCACCTGCCATTCGCCCAGCAGGTAGAAGACAGGAATGAGAGCGACCAGATCAGCATCGCGCATGGATGACAAAGGTTGGCGTCCGATCCGACTGATCAGTTCTACGAAAATCGGTGTCATTTCGTCGCGACGCTTACCTGCGGCGGCCATTGCGGCTTTCGGGAAAATGTCATCGCGCGCGAGGTCGCGCATTATTTCGGAAGGGGTCATGGATTCGCTTTCATCGAGCGGCAAGCCTCTCAAATGCAGTGATTTCAAGCTGACGGTCAAATCATATGACAATGATTGCAGAACTCCGCTCCCGCCGCGAAACCCTCTCGACGCAGCGCGCCTCGGGCGTGGCGCGGGTGAGTTACGACGGCAAGACCGTGGAGTACCGCAGCCTCGCCGAGATCGATCGCGCCATCGAGGCGCTTGATCGCGACATCGCGGCCGCCGAGGGGCGCAAGATCATCCGACAGGTGCGCGTGATCACCACGAAAGGGCTGTGACGCATGGGCTGGCTCAAGGGTTTGCGCCGCCGGGAAACGGTCGGCCCGACCGCGGTGCGCGCCCGGCTGGAAGGGGCGATGGCGCAGCGCCGTCTGCGGGGCTGGCAGCCGCCGCTGGAAAATATCAACTCGCTGGTCGCCTCGGGCGGGCCGCGTCTGCTGGCGCGGTCGCGCGAGTTGGTGGTGACCAATGGCTATGCTGCCAATGCCTGCGAGGCCTTTGCCTCAAACCTGGTGGGCGATGGGATCAAGCCCTCGTCGCTGATCGAGGACCCCGCCCTGCGGGACCGGGTGCAGCGGCTCTGGCTGGCCTGGACCGATGAGGCCGATGCCGATGGGCTGACGGATTTCTATGGGTTACAGGCAATGGTGGCACGGGAGATGTTCGTCGCGGGCGAATGCTTCGTGCGGCTGCGCCCGCGCCGGGCGGAGGACGGATTGCTGGTGCCCCTGCAGCTGCAGCTGCTGCAGTCGGAGATGTTGCCCTTCGAGAAGACCGAGACCGCCGGGAACGGCAACCGCATCCGCTGCGGCATCGAGTTCGACCTGATCGGGCGGCGGGTGGCCTATCACTTTCGCCGCCGCCATCCGGGCGACAGCACCGACCAGCGCATCGCGGCCCCCGACACTGTGCGCGTTCCGGCCGAGGATGTGCTGCACATCTACCGCCCCATTGATGCAGGCCAGATCCGGGGCCTGCCGCATGTGGCGCCCGCCATGGTGCGACTGTTTCTGCTCGACCAATATGACGATGCGGAACTGGACAGAAAGAAGACCGCCGCGATGTTTGCGGGCTTCATCACCAAGACCGCGCCGGAGGAGCAGCTCCTGGGGGAGATCGAGGCCACGGACATGGGTGGCGCAATTGCCAGCCTGGAGCCCGGCACGATGCAGGTGCTGCTGCCGGGCGAGGATGTGAAGTTCTCCAGCCCCGCCGATGTCGGTGGCGGCTATGAGGCATTCCAGTATCGGACGCTGCTGTCGGTCTCAGCCTCATTGGGGCTGCCCTATCACCTGGTGACCGGCGATGTGCGCCAGGCCAACTATTCCAGCCTGCGCGCCGAACTGGTCGAGTTTCGTCGCCGCATTGGCCAGTTGCAGCATGGGGTGCTGGTGCATCAGTTCTGCCGCCCCATCTGGGCGCGCTGGCTGGAAACCGCGCAGCTGGCCGGACGGTTGGACCTGTCTGACCCGGTGGCTGCGCGGATGGTGCAATGGATCCCGCCACGTTGGGATTGGGTCGATCCACTCAAGGACATCCAGGCGCAGGTGCTGGCGATGGAGGCGGGCATCACCTCGCGGCGCAAGGTGGTCGAGGCCACCGGCTATGACGTCGAAGAGGTCGATCGCGAGAATGCAACCGATGCGGCCCGCGCGGCCGCGTTGGGGCTCAGCTATCGCACCAGCCCCGGCGAGACCCAAGGCGCGCGGGCAACGCCGGCTGCACGGCCGGACCCCGGCAACGGCCTCAGTGACGACGCCAGCGGCATCGCGCGCACCACCCCAGAGGAGTGACATCATGAATACCTGGTATGAAATCCGCGCCCGGGGCACCGGCGCGGAAGTGCTGATCTATGACGAAATCGGGGCCTACGGTGTCAGCGCCAAGGGGTTTCTGGCAGAACTTGGGGCCTTGCCGGACGGTGTGCCGATCGATCTGCGCCTCAACAGCCCGGGCGGTTCGGTCTTCGACGCGGTGGCGATCTTCAACGCGCTGACCCGCCACAGTGGCACGGTTACCGTCTGGATCGACGGCATCGCCGCTTCTGCCGCGAGCTACATCGCTATGGCAGGCAACGAGATCGTCATGCCAGAGAATGCGTTCCTCATGATCCATGATCCGTCTGGAATAGTCATGGGTACCGCTACCGACATGCGCGACATGGCCGAGACGCTGGACAAGATCGCAGCCAGCATGACGCGGGGCTATGCGGCGCGGTCAGGCAAGTCCGAAGAGGACATCGCCGCTCTGATGGCCGCCGAGACGTGGTTCGACGCACAGGACGCTCTCGACGCAGGCCTTGCCACACGCATGGCCGAGCCGGTGCGGATTGCCGCCAGTTTCGACATCGGGCGGTTTCGCAATGCGCCAATGGCGCTGACGGAAATGGGCGACGCAGAAGGCGCGGCAACGGGCGACGACATCGTTCCAGACGAGAACGATGTTGCGCCCGGCCCTACCGCAGATCCTTTGCTGCCATCCGAGGGGACTGGCGGCGATGTCCCGGACACCACCGTCCCTTCGACGGGGGATCCCGCCAGCGCTGATAATGCCGCGGGCAGTACCGTCCCCCAAGTCGATGGTGCGCCTCTCAGCACTGTTGCAGCCCCCAACACTGCTCTCGACCCGTCGGTCATCCGCGCCAGTGTCCTCGCGCATGCCCGTGCCGTGATCGACCTCTGCCGCCTTGCCGGCCAGCCGCAACGGGCGGGCCGCTTCCTGGAGGACGACGCCAGCTTGGACGCGGTTCGCACCAGCCTGCTGGCCGCGAAGGCGCAAGCCGAGCCCGAGATCACCCCGCATCATCCGCAACCCGGGCGGAGTTCCACAACACGCCCCTGGGGCGATGTTATCGCCCGCACCTTCAAGCAAAAAGGATAACATCCAATGCCGATCCTCACCGAAGGCACACACGCCGGCGGCTTTCTCGTCTGGGAAGTCCTGCGCGATTACACCCGCGAGACGATCACGGTCGCCTCCGGTGCGGGCAAGCTCGCCGCCGGCACCGTCCTTGGCAAGATCACCACTGGTGGCAAGTTTACCGCCCTCACCCCCGCCGCCACGAACGGCAGTCAGACCGCGGCCGGCATTCTCTGGGACGGGGTCGACGCGACCAGCGCTGATGTCCCGGGCGTGGTGCTCCTGCGCGGCCCCGCGATCGTCAACCGCCACGAGATCCTCCTGCCCGAAGGGGCCACCGAAGCACAGATCACCGCTGCGACCGCAGCCCTCGCCGCACTTGGCATCCTTCTGCGCTGAACCTGAGACAAAAAGGACTTCCCCATGGCCACAATGGACATTTTCGAAGGCGATGCCTTCTCGCTGATCGAGCTTACCCGCGCGCTTGAGAACATCCCCTACAAGCCCGCCACCCTGTCGGGATCAGGCCTGTTCAGCGCGGGCGGCGTCCGCTCGCGCACCGTCGTCATCGAGAGCCGCGATGGCACGCTGTCGCTGATCCCGTTCTCCGAACGCGGCTCGGCCTATGATAGCCAGGTCCCTGAACGCCGCAATGTGCGGGCCTTCGTTTGCCGCCAGTTCAAGAAACAGGATGTGATCTGGGCCTCCGAAATCCAGCAGGTACGCGACTTCGGTTCGGAGACCGCCACCCAGCAGGTGCAGGCGGAAGTGGCGCGCAAGATGGGCCGCCTGCGCGGAGACGCCGAGACGACCTTCGAGTATCACCTCTTCAATGGCATTCAGGGGCTGGTGAAGGACCCGCGCGACGGGGCCACGGTGGTGAACTACTTCACCGAGTTCGGCATCGCCCCGGCCGCGGAAGTGGATTTTGACCTCGATAACGCGACACCGGCGTCGGGGGCGCTGCGCAAACGCTGTCAGGCTCTGATCGAGAGTGTCGAGGAAGCCATGGGCGGGCTGGCCACGGGCGCGGTCACTCTGCGGGCCGAATGTGGCTCA